GTTTGGTAAAAATAACTACAGAGCGCATCTTAACTACGACATTAAGAAAGGTGCTATACAGCTACAGAGCTAATCTGTAGCGTCCTTGGAGGGTGGTCGATTGGCCACCCTCTTTTTTGTCCGTAGTATTGATCATGATCACACAGTCCCTTAGAAAAAAAGTAAGTACTTACTATCACTAAGAAGCGAGCAGAGCTCGTCATCCAGGCGTCGCTGCGCGACACACAGCGTCCAGCAGAGCTGGACCACATACCATGGAGTGTGCCTACGGCACACAGAGAGGATGCAGGTTTACTTTGCATTTACTTTGCAAAGAAGACACTCAGACCGCTGTCGAGGATATACAGTCCTTCCAGCGAGGTCGCAGCAGAGCTGCGACACAGACACCCCCCACCCCCCTTATACGGCTAACGGTATATAGGTAGCCTATACTAACATTTTCACGCTCATTTACCGTAAAAATTATGTTTTGAACAAAACGTCCTATACTAAAATTTTTTGCAAAATTTTTGTATAATATTGAGATGTCAAAACGCTTAGTAAATTATTTTGAATCAATCAAAGAAGTTTGTCCTTACTCAGCCCCCTCATATAAAAACGGTAAACTATTAGTATTAGAATATGACCCTAAGTTAATAGAAGAGTATTATCAAGTAATAGATGACTATGATGCCATTATGTTTGAGTGTCACCCCTCGACGTCTCGCGAGGCACTAATGTCCATACTAGAAGATTTATACGACGAGCGACCACGAGCCAAGTGGTTTTGGTCACACCCTAAGGACGAGCACAACAGCACACCTAAACCTAGTATTATCATGCAGAATAAAGTAAACTTGAAAAAAGCTCGTAAGGAGTTTTTTAGTAAACAAAATAAAAATGGCTGAGAACTTTTTAGAATCATTATTACAAGAAAGAGAAAAAGAAGCGTTACAACGTTTAAATAAATCTTTAGCTAGGGACGAGATACTATCTTCTATGGACCGTGGACCGTTGATGGGTTTAGCCAGTATGGCAGCAGGACCAGGTAAATTCAAAGGACCCGTTGAAGGTATTGTTAAATTATTTCCTAAAAACCTAGACACAGTTGAAGCTTTTCCTCAATTACAAAAAATAGTAAACATACTTAGGGGGCTAGGTAAAGGTGAAAAAGATAAAGCTATAGAAGTAATAAAACCTAAAATACTTAGAGATAAAACTAAAATAGATGATATATTCAACAATGATATCTTAAACAACCCCAACGCTAGTAAAACCGTAGAACTAACTTTAAGTAAAAATAAAGAAGCCTACACCTTATTAGATGATTTCATAAAAAGCTTAGGCGAACCTAAAGGTATGCTAGGCGGGGGTAAAGTAGATATGATGCCCCTAAAATATGAAATATGATTTAAACGATCTACCCGAAGACGTACTAAAAGAACACCTAGAACTAACCGAACGTTTAAAAGAAATAGAAAACGTAGAGGCTAGTAAAGATAATTTTTTAAACTTTGTCAAAAGCCAATGGCCACAGTTCATTAGTGGTAACCATCATAAAAAAATGGCGGAAGCCTTTGACCGTATAGCTAAAGGTAAAATAAAACGGCTTATTATTAATATGCCTCCGCGTCATACTAAAAGTGAGTTTGCTAGTCATTACTTCCCCGCTTACTTAGTAGGACGTAACCCTAGTTTAAAAATACTACAAGCCACACACACCGCAGACTTAGCCGTAAAGTTCGGACGTAAAATTAGGGACTTAATGTTAACGGAAGATTTTCAAAGGGTATTCCCCGACGTATTAATAAACCCAGACTCAAAAGCAGCAGGTAAATGGGAAACTCAAGATAAAGCTAACCCTAAATTAAAGGGTGAGTATTATGCTGCTGGTGTGGGCGGTGCTCTAGCGGGCAGGGGTGCTGATCTATTTATTATTGATGACCCGCACAGTGAACAAGACGCCATGAACCCTAAAAGCATGGACGACACTTACGAGTGGTATACTAGTGGACCACGTCAACGTTTACAGCCAGGAGGAGCCATAGTAATAGTTATGACTCGGTGGAACGTAAACGACCTTACGGGTAGGTTACTCAAAGATGCTGCCCGTGACCCTAAAGCTGATCAGTGGGAAGTTATAGAATTACCCGCCATATTACCTAGCGGTAAAGCTTTGTGGCCAGAGTACTGGAAACTAGAAGAACTAGAAAGCGTAAAGGCTAGTTTAAGGGGCGGACCAAAGTGGCATGCTCAATACATGCAGAATCCTACGTCAGAAGAAGGTGCACTTATAAAACGTGAGTGGTGGATGAAGTGGCCAAAAGAAAGACCACCCGCCTGTGAATATTTAATACAAAGTTACGACACCGCCTTTTTAAAAAGTTCAATGGCGGACTACTCAGCTATAACTACTTGGGGTGTATTTTACCCAGAAGGTAAAATAGGTGAAGAGTTTTATGACGGTAACGTACCACACATAATTTTACTAGACTGTGTTAAAGGTAGGTATAGCTTTCCTGAATTAAAAGCCGTAGCTTATGAACAATATAGTGACTGGGCACCCGACGTAGTAATTATAGAAAGTAAAGCTACGGGTATACCCCTTACTCAAGAGTTACGTAACTTAGGCATACCCGTACAAAACTTCACCCCCAGTAAAGGTAATGATAAAATAGCTAGAGTCAATGCTAGTACGCCTTTATTTGAGTCAGGTATGGTCTGGGCACCAGATACTAAATACGCTTATGAACTTATTGAAGAGTGTGCTGCTTTTCCTGCGGGTGATCATGATGACTTAGTAGACTCAACCACTCAAGCTTTATTAAGATTTAGACAAGGTGGGTTTGTAAAATTACCTAGCGACTACGAAGAAGATGACATATACTATAAACGAAAAATAAGTTATTATTAAAACATGGCTATTGAAAACAATGCTCAAAACTCAGATATCGAAGTAGAAATAACTGAAGATACTCAACCTGAAGAAATATTAGAAGAACTTGGAGTTGAAGTAGAACTACCTGAAGAGATGAATATTCAGGGTGACATGACTACTAGTTTTGAAATAGCACCCGACGGCACAATCAACACTATGGGTGAAGAAATGTCCATGGTAATGACAGAACATCAAGCCAACTTAGCAGAAATAATAGAAGAAGATGTTTTAAATACGTTAAGTAATGAACTACTTTCTGCTTATGAAAGTGATAAAGAGTCACGTAGTGATTGGCTAAATACTTTTACTAAAGGTTTAGATTTACTAGGTATAAAAACTGAGGAAAGAGAAGAACCATTCCCAGGAGCCACAGGCGTACATCACCCACTATTAAGTGAAGCCGTCACCCAGTTTCAAGCACAAGCGTATAAAGAATTATTACCTTCAGGTGGACCAGTTAAAACTAGAATCATGGGTAATGAAACACCTCAGGTTATGTCACAGAACCAACGGGTAAAAGAATTTATGAACTATCAAATAACTGAGGTCATGAAAGAGTACGACCCAGAGATGGACAGTTTATTATTTTATCTACCGTTAGCGGGTAGTGCATTTAAAAAAGTTTATTACGATAATTTATTAGGTAGACCCACTAGCCGTTTAGTCAAAGCTGAAGATATGGTAGTGTCATACGAGACTACTGACTTAGAAAGTAGCCCACGTTTTACCCACGTTATTAGTATTACTGGTAACGATTTAAAAAAATCACAACTAAACGGTACTTATTTAAACATAGAAATCAATGAGCCTGGAGCTGATATTGATTATAACGAAGCTAAAGAGAAAATAGATGAGCTACAAGGTATGTCTCCTTCTATAAATGATTATGATGAGTATAGTGTTTTAGAGTTTCACGTTGATTTAGAGCTTGAAGGCATAGATGATTATGGTTTTGGGGTGCCTTACGTAGTAACTATACTAGAAGATGAAGGTAAAATACTATCAGTTAGACGTAACTGGGATGAAAATGACCCCTTATTCCGTAAAAAAGAGTATTTTGTACATTATAAGTTCCTCCCAGGACTAGGTTTTTACGGTTTTGGGTTAATTCACATGATTGGAGGGCTAACTAAGTCAGCTACTTCTATATTACGTCAGTTAGTAGACGCTGGAACTCTTAGTAATTTACCCGCAGGCTTTAAAGCTAGAGGTATGAGAGTACAAGGTGAGGATGAACCTCTCCGTCCAGGTGAATTTAGGGACGTTGATGTTCCTGGGGGCGTTATTAGAGACGCGTTAATGCCTTTACCCTATAAAGAACCGAGTAGTGTACTTAGTCAATTACTAGGTTTACTGATAGATTCAGGTAGAAGGTTCGCTTCTATCGCTGATATGCAGATTGGTGACATAGGTAGTCAGCAATTACCCGTGGGAACTACCGTAGCTATGCTAGAAAGGGGCACAAAAGTCATGTCAGCTATACATAAACGCTTACATTACGCACAAAAGAAGGAATTTAACCTATTAGCGGGTATTTTTAGTAAAAGTTTACCGCCAGTTTACCCTTATGACGTACCAGGAGCTACTAGAGAGATAAAAGCTACTGATTTTGACAATAAAATCGATATTTTACCCGTAAGTGACCCCAATATCTTCAGTATGGCACAAAGAGTCATGTTAGCACAGCAAGAACTACAGATGGCACAAGCTGCACCTGACATACACGACTTAAGAGAGGCTTATAAACGTATGTATGAGGCGTTAGAAGTAAAAAACATAGAATTAATACTACCACCCCCTAGCGAAGTGCCTCCACGTGACCCCATAAGTGAACAACAAGCAGCATTAACTAACCAACCTATAAAAGCTTTTGAGTTTCAAAACCACGAAGCCTATATTACCGCCCATAGTGCATTTTTACAGAACCCACAGATGTCACAGAATCAAGGGGCTATGATATCAATACAAGCTAATATACAAGAACATCAAGCTATGTTGTATAAACAACAAATAGAACAGGTATTAGGTCAACCTCTACCAGATATGCAGGCAGGACCAATGCCACCCGAAGTAATGAACCAAATAGCCACTGCTGCAGCTCAAGCCACACAAGTAGTAACGGGTCAAGCAGAAGCTATGGCTAGAGCACAGGAGATGGAACAAGTGGATCCTATAGTAAAACTAAAAGAACAAGAAATACAACAGAGAGCTGAAAGTGATATGATTAGAGCTCAAGTCGACGCTCAGCGTATACAATCACAAGAAGCTATAGCTGAAATGAAAATAGCCCAACAGCGTGAAGCAGCAGAAATGAAAGAAGAGGGTAACGTGCGTAAAGAGTTTTATGATATATTAAAAGATGTCAGAACATCTGACACAACAACTAAAGGAGAATAAAAATGCCAGGAACTAATCGTGGGATGAAAAACAAAAAGAAAAAAGTAGTCATGATGAAAAGAGGCGGTAAATCTATGAAAAAGAAGATGAACCGTGGTAAAAAGAAAAAGAAATAGTAAGGAGCTATTATGAAAGAAGTAAAAGTGCCTAAGGCTAATAAAATAGATTTATCTAAGCCCGTTACTACTGGAGATATTTTATTTAAAAAAGTCTTCGGGATGGGTAAAGGTAAAGCTAAAGGAGGCGGTGCTGCTACTAAAGGATTAGATTATAATATCTGTCCTAGTGGTAAGGAGTAATGCCTGCGGTAAAACGTAAGCGTAAGTTTCCTAAGGTTAGTAAGAGTCGTAAAGGCGTACCTAAGGCTTATTTAAAAGGGGCTAAAAACCCTAAAGCTAGGGAAAAAGAAATTTTACGTACTCGTAAAAAATATAAGTCAGGTAAAATGACTAAAAAAGATTATGAAGCGGTAGAACGCTCAAGGGCTAAAGATAAGCCTAAACGTAAAGTAAAAAGAAGGAAAAAATAAATGGCAACACCAGCATGTGTAAAAAAATACGCTAAAAGTAGTGGTAAGTCTGTTTCTACTTTAAATAAAGTTTATAAAAGAGGTCAGGGAGCCTACTTTAGTTCAGGGTCAAGACCAGGACAGAGCTCACACTCATGGGGTTGTGGTAGAGTTAGAAGTTTCGCTACTGGTAAAGGCGGTGCACGTAAAGCTGACGCTGACCTTTTAGGTAAAAAGAAAAAAAGAACTAAAAAAGTTGGCGGAGGAGATGTTAACATGAATGAAGTAAGTCAAAAAAGAAAAACTAAAAATTTAAAACCAGTGCCTAAAGGTAGTAAAGGTAAAGGTTTATCTATGTTACCTACTACGGTTAGGAATAATATGGGGTTTATGAAACACGGTGGTAGAGTTAAAAACGCTATAGCTAGAGGCTGTGGTGCTGTGATGGAAAATAAACGTAAAAAAACTAAATATTTTTAATGGCTAAGTATCAGGGTAAAACTGTAAAACTAAACACCCCCAGACCTTTACGTAAAGGTGAAACGGGTTACGGTAAAAAACGTAAAGTAGTTTTTGTTAAAAACCCTAGTACGGGCAATATTAAAAAAATAACTTTTGGTGACGCTAATTTAGGTATGCATAAAAATGACCCCAAACGTAAAAAAGCTTATTGTTCACGCAGTAAAGGTTTAGGTAGTGACAGAATGAAAGCTAATTACTGGGCACGTAGGGATTGGGGCTGTTAATGAGTGATCCATATTATTACAACTGCACACTAGTTAGGGTTATAGATGGTGATACTATAGACGTTGATATTGATTTAGGCTTTAGCGTAACCTTAACTAAACAAAGAGTTAGGTTAGCTGGTATTGATACCCCTGAATCACGGACACGTAATTTAGCAGAAAAAGCATTAGGTTTAAAAGCTAAAGAACGTTTGATAGAACTTTGTGGTACTAAACTACAAGTTAAATCATTAGGTAAAGGTAAATATGGTAGGATACTAGGAGTACCACACACGATAGACGGAGAAGATATTTGCCAGATGTTAATAAAAGAGGGTCACGCAGTAGAGTACTGGGGCGGAGCTAAAAGTAAAGTTTGGGCTTAGTATGTTAGACAAATTATTAAAAGAGCTAGAGGAACGACAAGAACAATTAAAAGAATCTTTAGCTAGTGGCGGAATACAAAACTTTGAAAGTTATCAAAAAATCGTAGGCGAAATAACAGGTCTGTCGTTTGCGATACATAGTATAAGAGACCTGCACAAAAAGGAAGAAGAATATGACTAAAGAAGTCGCTAATTTTGGTAAAGGTGGACAACCTATACCTAACACAGTGGACAGGTTTGCTGATGTAAAACTAGAAGCTAAAGTAGAAGAAAAAACCTTCACCCCCGAAGAAATACATAGTGATGAGGAGTTACAGAGTAAACTACCTCAACCTACAGGTTATAGAATGCTAATCCTACCTTTTAGCCGTAAAGCTAAAACTAAGGGTGGTATTTATTTAGCAAACGAAACATTAGAAAAAGAACGTATTTCTACTAATGTTGGGTTTGTGGTGTCACTTGGTCCCGACGCTTATAAAGATTCATCTAAGTTTCCTGATGGAGCTTGGTGTAAGCCTAGAGATTGGGTGATATTTGGCAGGTACGCAGGAGCTAGGCTCAAAATAGAGGGCGGTGAACTGCGTTTATTAAACGATGATGAAATATTAGCTGTTATTGATAATCCTGAAGATATTCAGTCAGCTTAATATAAATCACGCACTAAAAGGAGATAATCATGGCAGAAGAAGCTATGCAACAAATAGAAGAAACTGAAGAGGTAACTGAAGTTGAGATTCCTGAGAATGAAACTGAAGAAGCTGAATCGGAAATAATTGAACAAGAAGAAGTAACAAACGAAAAAACGGAACAAGAAACAACACCCGAAGAAGAAATAGAAGATTATAGTGAAGGCGTTAAAAAACGTATTAATAAACTTACTTATAAAATTCGAGAAGCGGAAAGAAGAGAGCAAGCAGCAGTTGAGTACGCTAAGGGTATACAGGATGAATTAAATAAAACTAAAAATACCCTTTCAAAAACAGATAAAAACCTTTATGATGAATACTCAGCTAGAGTAGAAACTCAGTTGAAGGCAGCAGAAGCTGACTACAAAAAAGCTTATGAAACAGGTGATACAGATGCCATGTTACAAGCTCAAAAAGAAGTAGCTAAATATGTTGTTGAACAAGAGTCTCTATCTAGAGTGCAGGCTCAACGTACTGATGATACTGAGGAACAAGTTGAAGTACAGGAACCAGTTCAGCAAGGTAATTTACAACCTTCAAAGGAACCAGTACCTATACCACAACAACCTGATCCTAAAGCACAGGAATGGGCTAGTCGTAATGAATGGTTCGGTAACGACCTAGCTATGACTACTTCAGCTTTTGCTTTTCACAGACAGTTAGTTGAGAATGAAGGCTACGATCCTACTTCTGATGAATATTATGAAGAAGTAGATAAAAGGTTAAAGGATGCGTTTCCTCATAAATTAGGTAACGAATCCCAAGGTAACGTGAACGAAGTTGTTACTGGTTCAAGCAGAGGTGCTAATACCACTAGAGCTAGGTCACGTAAAAAAGTTAAACTCACACCGAGTCAAGTAGCAATAGCAAAAAGATTAGGTGTGCCACTAGAAGAATATGCTAAGCATATCAAATAAAGGAGAAAAAAATGGTAGAAGAAAATAAAACTACTCAATCAGATCGAACTCCTAGATCTGCATCTACTCGAGAAAATGAAACTCGTAGAAAACCATGGAGCCCACCGTCATTATTAGACGCACCTAACCCACCAGAGGGATATGTATACAGATGGATACGTGAATCTATGGTAGGACAAGCAGACCCAGCGAATATGTCAAAACGTATTCGTGAAGGATGGGAACCAGTGAGAGCTGAAGATCATCCTGAGTTTGAAGCACCTACAGTAGACGACGGTAAACACGCTGGAGTCATAGGAGTTGGTGGCTTAATTCTCGCTAAAATGCCCATGGAAACTGTCCAAGAAAGAAGAGATTATTATGCCGACTTGGCTAATGCTCAGATGCAGGCAGTTGACAATAATTTAATGCGAGAGAGTAACGACGCGATGCCTATTAGTAAACCTAATAGATCAACGCAAGTTACCTTTGGAAAAGGTAGTGGATTTGATGGAAATTAAATCTGCTGTATTTAAACTTATAATAAAAGGTGATTAATTATGGCAAATGTCAATGATCCAAATGGTTTTACACCAGCGTATCATATGTCAGGCGGTACTATTAGACCTAGTGAGTTTGCTATCCAAAGTGGAGCTACAGGTGATATTTTTTCAGGAGATGTAGTGAAACTAGCTAGTGGATATGTATTACAATCTGGGGCAACAGACGCACCGCTAGGCGTATTTTATGGTGTAGAATATACAGCGACAGATGGTGAGATCATTTTCTCAAGAAAATGGCCAAGCGCCACAAGTACGCTAGGTTCTGCAGACGCTAAAGCTTTAGTATATTCTGACCCTAACATTGTTTATGAGGCACAGTACACTGGTACTCCAACTCAAGCCGATGTAGGTAAAGTTCATACTATCTCTACAACTGCAGGTGATACTAACAATAACCGTTCAAAAGAAGGTGTGACTACTACAACTAATAGTGGTATTGCTAAACAGGTTGGTTTCGTGGATACTCCAGGAAACTCCATTGGTCAATACGCTAGAGGTTACTTTATATTCCCAGCTTCTACGTTCGGTAACGACTAAAGGTGATATAGAATGGCAATAAATAGAGCTCAATTAGTAAAAGAACTCGAACCAGGACTAAATGCACTTTTTGGTCTTGAGTACGATAGATACGAAAACGAACATGCTGAAATTTTTGATACAGAAAATTCAGACAGAGCGTTTGAGGAAGAAGTTATGTTATCAGGTTTCGGGCAAGCTCCTGTAAAAGGTGAGGGTGCTGCGGTATCTTATGACACAGCTCAAGAAACTTTCACAGCTAGATACAGCCACGAAACTGTAGCTTTAGCGTTTGCGTTAACAGAAGAGGCTATTGAAGATAATCTTTATGATAGTCTTTCTTCAAGATACACAAGAGCTTTAGCTAGATCAATGGCTAATACTAAGCAAGTGAAAGCAGCAAATGTACTTAATAATGGTTTCTCAACTTCCTTCCCAGGAGGAGACGGTAAACCACTCATGACAACTGACCACCCATCTTTAACAGGTGGAGATCAGGCTAATGAGCCAAGTACTGCAGCTGACTTAAATGAAACTTCATTAGAGAATGCTCTAATTGATATTTCAGCGTTTAAGGATGAAAGAGGACTTAAAGTAAATGTACAAGCGAGAAAATTAATTATTCCTCCACAGTTACAGTTTGTAGCTGACAGAATATTAAATTCTCCAGGAAGAGTAAATACTTCTGATAATGACATCAACGCAATGAAAAACATGGGTATGTTCCCAGAAGGTTACGTTGTAAACCATTATCTTACAGATACTGATGCTTTCTTCATCAAAACAGATGCACCTAACGGACTTAAACACTTCGTTAGATCTCCAATGCAAACAGGCATGGAAGGAGACTTTGAAACAGGAAATGTACGATACAAAGCTAGAGAAAGATATTCTTTCGGGTTTAGTGATTGGAGAGGCATTTTCGGTTCACCAGGAGCATAATAATCTGGGGTAAGCGTTTTTTATTAAACGTTAAGTTAGGGAGCTTCGGCTCCCTTTCTTTTTGAGGTTAATTAAGTTAGAATTTAGTTCTAGGAATATTAACAATCTATCGACTGACCTAGCAGACAAGCCAAGACGATAGATAAATTAAGGAGACTTAATATGGCAAAATCGACATTCTCAGGACCAGTTAAATCTTTAGCTGGTTTTATTTCAGCAGGTAATGCTAACGTAGTTAGTTTAACTGCAGACACCACCCTAACAGTAGACGCTCATGCAGGTAAAGTACTTACATGTAATGACGCTGACGGTAAGTTTACTCTACCTAGTATAGTAGCTACCGATCCTGGCAGAGATGATGATCCTAATCAGTTAAATAACTTAGGTGCTACTTTTACTTTTGTTATAGAAACTGCAGCTACAGACTTAGATATTAAAACTGACGGAACTGATAAGTTCGTTGGTGGGTTATATATGGGTAAAAGTGACGCAGCAGGTAAAACATTCTTTTCAGGTGCAAGTAATGACGTTATTACATTAAACGGCACAACTAAAGGTGGCATAGTTGGTACTGTTATCAAAGTAACCGCTATGGGTTCAGCCAAGTACGCAGTAGAAGGTATCAACCTTGCTTCTGGTACTGTGGTTACTCCATTCGCAGACGCGTAAGGGAGGTAAACTATGGCTGATGCAGTAACATCAACAACCATTTTAGATGGTGATAAAGATTTTATAGTTCAGCTGACTAATGTAAGTGACGGTACTGGTGAAAGTGCCGTCGCTAAAGTAGATGTAAGCGGTTTAACAGCACGTAAAAGTGACGGAGCAGCATGCACAGGAGTAAAACTAAATAAAGTTTTTTATTCTATATTAGGTTTCACTAAGATAGGATTATTCTGGAAAGCTTCTTCCAACACTCTATGTATGGAGTTAAACCCTAGTGCTGACGGTATTTTAGATTTTTCACCTTTTGGTGGACTACAAAATACAGCAGGCAGTGGTAAAAATGGAGACATAGTGCTTACAACTACTGGACATAGTTCAGGCGATACTTATTTAATAATTCTACATTGTACTAAGGATTATGAATAATGGCGACCTCTGGTACTAAAACTTTTTCATTAAGTATAGCTGACGCTATAGAAGAAGCTTTTGAACTAGCAGGTATTGAACTTAGAACTGGATACGACGCAGAGACTGCTCGGCGTTCATTAAATATAATGTTCGCCGATTGGTCTAACAGAGGTGTCAATCTCTGGACTATAGAGCAAGTAACCACTAACCTAACGGCTGGTACATCTAGTTATACTTTTAATAGTTTTGATATAGATATATTAAGTGCCGTAATAAGAAAAACTGACTCAGGTAATGATACTGATTTACAGATAGAACGTATAGGTAGAAGTGAGTATTTAAACATACCAGATAAAGACGCTAAGGGCAGACCCACACAGTATTTTGTAGATAGACAAATTAGTCCAGTTGTAAACTTGTGGCCAACACCAGATATAGCGTCTACTTATAAATTAATTAGTTATAACGTACAACGTATTGATGACGTTAGTACCTCAGCTGAAGATCCTGAGATACCTTCAAGATTTATGCCGTGTTTAACTAGCGGTTTAGCTTATTACATAGCTATGAAAAAGAACCCTGAAAGAGTAGGTTTATTAAAACAACAATATGAACAAGATTTTAAATTAGCAGCAGATGAAGACTCACCTAGAGTTTCATTAAGATTAACACCAGCTAGGAGCAGTTATTAATGCCACGTAAAGGTTTATGGGCTAATATACACGCTAAGCGTAAAAGAATCAAAGCAGGTTCAGGTGAAAAAATGCGTAAAAAAGGTGCTAAAGGTGCACCTACTAAATCTCAAATGAGTGCTGCTAAAAGAGGTTCAAAAAGACGTGTCAAGAAAAAAAGGTAAAGACCCAAAAGTAGGCACAGGTAAAAAACCTAAAGGTAGTGGTAGAAGATTATACACTGATGAAAATCCTAAGGATACAGTCAGTATTAAGTTTGCTACACCAGAGGATGCTAGAAAAACAGTAGCTAAAGTAAAAAAGATTAAAAAACCTTTTGCTCGTAAAATACAAATACTTACGGTAGGTGAACAGAGAGCTAAGGTGATGGGTAAAACTTTTGTAGCCAGTATATTTAAAAAAGGTAAAGAGGCTATAAGAAAAAGTAGGAAGAAAAAATAATGGCTTATGCTGCAGGTAAAAAATCAAGAGCTAGGTGTGACAGGTGTGGCTTTGTCTATAAATATACCGAACTTAAAAAAGAGTGGAACGGTTTAAAAACTTGTCCTGAGTGTTTTGAGCCTAAACATCCACAACTAGAACCTATACTACAACCTGTCGACCCCGAAGCTTTAAGGCAAGCTAGACCTACAGAACCAGCTCCAACTACAGGATACGGTATAGTAAGAACAGAAAACACTAAGGATTCTTTAGGTATAAGTGCACCTTCAATGGATATAAGTCACAACGATCCTATAGGCTCAAGTTTTGATCTTCAAACTTTAGAGGCTAGTCTAGGAAGCGTAACTATAGTAACATAATACCATGAGTTGGACTTTATCATCATTAAAAACAGCTATACAGGATTACGCTGAAAGCACTGAGTCAAGTTTTGTAACACACTTACCAGACTTTATAAAAAGTGCGGAAGAACGTATATTAAAAAGTGTACAGCTTGATGTTTTTAGAAAAAATGTAACGGGATCTGGTACCGCTAGTAATACTTATTTAGCTATGCCCACTGATTTTTTATCACCCTTTAGTTTAGCTGTAATAGATTCAAGTAATAAATATCACATGTTAAAATTAAAACATGTATCATTTATACGTGATTTTACTCCTGCTGAAGGAACTACAGCACAACCTAAGTATTACGCAGAGTTTGATGAAAATAGTTTCATACTAGCCCCCACACCTGATTCAAACTACAACTTTGAGCTACATTATTTTTATAGACCAACTTCGCTAACCGCTACAGCCACAGGTACTACTTGGCTTTCTACTAACGCAGTAAACGCAATGTTATACGGCAGTTTAGTAGAGGCTAATACTTACCTAAAAAGTTATGAGACCACACCAGTTTATGAGGCTAGGTTTCAAGAGGCTATAGCATCACTTAAAAATCTTGGTGAGGGTAAATCTACCCGAGACCAAAATAGATACGATGAAGTACGGAGAACACCCCAGTCATGATAGAAAAAGAATTAGAAGGCAAGAGTATTGCCATAGTCGCTATGGGCGAGAGTCAGCTAGACTTTCACCTAAGTTTAATACACTCAAACGTTTACGATGAAGTTTGGGGAATAAATTGCATGGGAGCTATCACTAAGTGTGATAGAGTTTTTATGCTAGACCCACCAAGCAGATTTTTAGATACTGACGACGCAGGTACACAAACTGGTATTATGCGTAGATGGTTACCTGAAAATAAAGTACCTATATATACCTGCACACTTGATGAAAGAGTACCTTCAGCCATACTTTACCCTTTAGAGGAAGTATCTCAGGCTACTGATTGTGCTTATTTTAATAACACTATACCGTATGCTTTTGCTTTTGCTTTATACAATAAAGTTAAAGCATTAAATTTATTTGGTATAGATTTTAGTTATAAAGGTAATGTACACTTTGCCGAAGCTGGTAAAGGTTGTTGTGAGTACTGGTTAGCTAAATGTGTTGAGGCTGGTATGATTATTAATGTAGCTCCACGTTCTGGTTTATTAGATACTAATTCACCTATAGAGGAAAGGTTATATGGTTATCATAGACTTGATGACCCAGATATACTAGTCGTAGATTCCGAGGGAACTTACAGACAAGTTAAATTATCTTGGTATAATGATAAACTAAGAGAAGAACAACTTAAAAATATAACTGAAATTAGAACGGTTATGGACGGACCACCTGAGGCTAAAAGATACTGATGTTAGATAATTCAGAAAGTGGTTTAGGTTTAATAAAAGTAGCTACTGAAAATAATAAAGGTCACTCAGCGGAGTACTGGGCAGAAAGGGCTACAGCTAGAATATGCGGAATATCGGAAAATGCAGCACCACATATTAGGCAACAAGCTGAAGCTTATAAACTTGCTATTTACGAAACAATACTATATCATATTAAACAGGCGATCAACAGTGAACGTTGTACTATAAGTAACTCGTTGATCAAACAAGGTAATAAAGATTTAGCTAATATTTTAAAGGAGATTAAATAATGGCGATATCATCAACATTAGTAACTAGTTTTAAAAAGGAACTGCTGACAGCAACACATAACTTTACTGCCAGTTCTGGTCATACTTTTAAATTAGCGTTATACACTAGCTCAGCTACATTAGGTGCTACCACTACAGCTTTTACCACAACAGGACAAGCAAGCGGTACAAACTATACTTCTGGTGGTGCTAATTTAACAGCGGTGACACCTACGTCAAGTGGTACCACAGGTTTTACAGATTTTAGTGATTTAACTTTTGGTACAGCTACTATTACTGCTAGAGGTTGTTTAATTTATAACAGCTCTCAGAGTAATAAAGCAGTAGCTTCTATCGACTTTGGTGGAGATAAAACATCAACAGCTGGTGACTTTACAATACAATTTCCCGCAGCAGCAGCAAGTACAGCTATTATAAGAATAGCATAAGTTATGTCTAACATAACGGGCTGGGGCAGAGGCACTTGGGGTCAAGGAGCTTGGGGCGAATCTACACCAGTAGTTTTAACTGGTTTAAGTTCAACCTCAGCTTTAGGCTCAGTAAGTGTAGTAGCTGAAGCTAACCTTACTTTATCAGGTTTAAGTTCTACTAGTGCTTTAGGCACTCCTACAATCATAGCTAAAGCTGAAGTTACCGTTACTGGTTTATCTTCTACTTCAGCCTTAGGTTCAGTTTCAACGGTAGGTGAGGCTAATATTATACCTACTGGTCAAGCTGGCACATCAGCCTTAGGCACTCCTACTATAAGCGGTGACGCTAACTTCTCATTAACTGGTGTAAGTTCAACCTCAGCTTTAGGCAGCATAACTACAGTAGCTGAGGCTAACGTCACACCTAGCGGTCAGGTAGGAACTAGTGCGTTAGGTACTATAATAGCTAAAGGTACAGCTAACGTAGGTTGTCCAGCAGTATCAGCTACACTAGGTAACGTTTCGGTCAGTATATCTGGTGATTGTAGTGTTATACTTACAACAGGTTTATCTAGCACAGGTAGTTTAGGTACGTTAACTACTGTAGCAGACGCTAATGTGTCACCTAGCTTATCAGCTATGACATCTGGTTTGGGCAGTATTAGTACTAGGACTCAGAACGTAGTTTCAATATCTGGAGTAGAAGGAGTTTCTTCTCTCGGAGAAATAGGTATAATTGGTAAGAGTGTTGTTGTTCCTGATAGTTTAGTAGCAACAGCAGGGTCTCCTAACGTAACTGTTTGGGGTTTAGTTGACGATAGTCAAACTCCTAGTTGGAGTGATGTAAATGACAGTCAGACACCTAACTGGACTAGTGTAGATGACAGTCAAACTACTAATTGGGATGAGATAGCAGCATAGGTGAAATATGGCAACATACGTAAATGATTTAAGATTAAAAGAAATAGCGACAGGTGATGAGTCAGGAACTTGGGGGACATCCACCAACACAAATTTAGAGCTTATAGCTGAAGCTTTTAGCTTTGGTACAGAGGCAATAACAACAAATGCTGACACACATACCACCACAATAGCAGACGGTTCTACTGATCCTGGTAGATCTATTTATTTAAAATATACAGGTACGCTTGATTCAGCTTGTACTATTACTATTGGTCCAAATACCGTATCTAAACTTTGGTTTATAGAAAACGGCACTTCTGGTTCACAAAATATAATTATTTCTCAAGGTAGTGGAGCAAACATAACAATACCACCTGGAGATACAAAAGCAATTTACTCTGACGGTGCAGGTTCTGGTGCTGCTATGGTAGACGCTTTTGCTAGTCTTAGCGTAGTAGATTTAAAAGTACAAGATGATTTAACTGTAACAGATGATGTAAGTATAGGCGGAGACGTAGCAGTTACAGGAGCCTTAACTGGAGGCACAATCAATGGCGTAGGTATTTCATACAATATAACTAACTTTTCACAAAGTTTATTAATTAGTAATGATGCTGGTACAGGCACTTTAGATAGTGCTTCAAATAACACAGGTCTAGGTTTTGAAGTATTTGATGATTTAACAAGTGGTGATGATAATACAGGCGTAGGTACTAGTGCATTATCTAAAGTGACTACAGGTGCTGATAATGTCGCAGTTGGCTCTTTATCTGCTGATGCCTTAACTACAGGTTCAAGAAATACAGCGATAGGAAGAAGTGCTTTAACAGCAGATACAGCAGGAGAAAGAGCAGTTGCAGTTGGTTTTGGTGCTTTGCAATCGCAAAATTTTACAAGTGATACTGACAATTATAATGTAGCAATTGGTTATAATGCTGGAGCTGTTATAAGCACAGGCATTAACAACACCCTAATAGGTGGTCTAGCAGGTGATGCTTTATCAGATGCTGATTCTAATGTAGCAATTGGTTATAACGCTATGAGTAGTTCTGTTTTAGGAAGTCAATCAGTTGCAATAGGTAGCGGTGCTTTGTTTTCAATGAATCCTGCTAGTGCTGCAAATATGTTAAACACAGCCGTTGGTTATGATGCGGGTAATGCAGTAACCACAGGTATTAAAAATACATTTATTGGTGCTCTTTCTGGTGATGCAACTACCACAGCAAATGAAAATACAGGAGTTGGTTATCATGCACTTGGTGCAAATACAACAGGTGCAGAT